AAAAAGCTCAACCCACGAGCAACAATTAAGAGCTACACCCGAGAGAATGTTGTGCAGTGGCATTTCACACGCATTAATGGCCGCCTGCAATTAGCTTTTTTGATGCTGCGGGAAATTGGCAGCAGCTTTGACACTGCCACATTTGAGCATAAAGACGTAACTAGCTATTTGATTTTGGCTCTCGATGCTAACGGTGATTATTATCAGCAAAAGATAGTTGAAAATGCGGACGGTACAGATAAAGGCGATCCGTCCTACGTTGAGCTAGGCAACACCAAGGAGCGCCTAAAATGGCTCCCTGTCCAAATTGCCAGCGATTCAGAGCTGCCTAGCGGCTCAATGCCAACTGGTTTCGGCTACTTGTCGCCCATCATTGACAAGGCTTATCACTCATACATTGTGAGCGCAGACTACAAAGAGGCGTTGCGCAATCTCTGCCCTACGATCAACACAAGCGGATGGACTGAGCAAAAACACGCGCTATTCGTGAAGATGAATAACCGTAATTTTATCGCTACCGGTTCGGGCGCTGTAAACAATTTGCCTGAAGGTGTTACCACTGACATCGTGGGCGGCAATACAGGATTCGAAGGCTATCAGTGGTATTTTGAAAACCACGCGAGCAAGGTGCGCGCACTTGGTGGATCTTTCAAAGACCAGACCGAGACACAGAAAACCGCGACCGAGGCTGGCATTGATGCTGCCGAGCAGAACGCCATGCTCGACACCTTGGCGCAGTCTATCGAGGCTGCCTATTCGCGCATTTGCCTATATTGCGGCATGTTCGAAGGCCTTTGGTCGCAAGATGCTATCGAGGAAAACCTCGACCAGATAACCATAGATTTACCACGTGATTTCGCCGCACAGAAGATTACACCGGATGAGCAGCGCGTGATTATTGAAACCTACATGGCAGGGCTTTACACCAAAGAGCAGGCGATTCAAATGCTGGTTCTTGGGGGTGCCGCACCCGAAGATGCTGACAAAATGATTGCGGATGCTGAAAATTCTGGCGGCTCAATAACTGGCAATTTGCCGAATGCGCAATAAAGTATTAAAATCAATCAAAGCGCTATCGGTGATAGCGTTTAACTATTAAAGGCGGTGCCTATGTTTGTCGAAAATTTGGAATCATTACCAGAAACCATGCGAGCGGATTTTGTCGAAAGTGAGTTTAACGGCAAAAAGGGCTTTCAGCATAAAGACACAATCGCTTTGGCAAATTCGTTAAAGAATGCCAAGGCTGAGCGCGATCAGTACAAGACAAAGGCGACCGATTACGAAGCCAAAATGAGCGAGCAAGAAGCGCAAACCGCTGCCAAGATTGAGGCCGCCAAAGCTAAAGCTCTTGAAGAAGCCAGAAGCAAGGGCGATGTAACTGAAATCGAAAAGCGCTATCAAGAACAAATGGCAGACCTTGAAAAGCGTACTGCTGAGCGTGTGCGCGGTGAGGTGACTAGCGAGTTTAAAACTGAGCGTGCCAATGAGCGTAAATCGGCGCTTGCACGCGAGATTGCTGTCACAAACGCTGTCGATAAAGACGCCAGTGAAACACTTTACGAAATACTTGAAAAGCGTATCAAGATTGACCCAGAAACGGGAAAAGAGATTTTTTTGGACGACAAAGGCGGTGCCTTGTCTATTGATCGTGCCGGATTCGAGAAAGAGTTTTTAAGCTCGCCTCGCGTCAATCGGCTGGTAAAAGCTGAGTTAACCACTACTGGTGGCGGCTTGGCAAACGGTAACACTGGTGCAGGCGGTGCCTCTACAGTTAACGCAAAAGCTCAAGAAGCCAAGAAAAATGGCGACTTGAATGGATTTTTACAAGCTTCAATTCAAAACCCTTAACTTTAGGAGGCTATCATGCCTGCAGCAGCTACTACGTCCGGCCTGTTAAATTCTTTATTGAATGACAAGGTAATCAATGAAGCCTTTGAAATTGCGCGCAGCAATCGCACTGGTATTTTACAAACTGTTTCTATTGGCGCACCGCGATTGGCTTTTGAAGGCTCAAAGCTTTCATGGCTTGATATGCGTGTTGATGCTACGAGCTCAACTACCACCAGTTCTGTGCTTGTTGGTGGCACTACTGTTCCGGTAGCTGATGGCACCAAGTTCCGCGAGGGTATGACTTTAAGTCCTACTGGCTCAGATGAAATCTTGCTTGTGACTGCAGTGTCATCAAACAATCTCACTGTGGTTCGTGGTTTTGGTGGAACCACTGCGGTTGCATTAACTAGCGGACAAGTTTTGACTATCGACTCAGTAGGTCGTGAAGAAAACTCGACTGTGCAAAACGATGGTATTTTCCAGCCTGATCCAATTGAAAACTTTTTTCAAACCATGGATACAGCCGTTGAATTCTCTCGCCGCGCGCTGTCTACGCTGCAATTCTCAGGCACCAATGACTTAACATTCCAATTGTCTGAGCGTATTCGCCAGCTTACCATCCAAATGAACCGCGCTTTGGTTCGTGGTCGCCGTGCTTCTGCGACGATTGGAAGCAACACCGTAACGTACACTGGTGGTCTGCGCTTCTTCTTGGATCAAGCAGGGGCAATCAAAACCGACAACTCAGCGGCGGCCTTGTCGCTTGATGCGTTGAACACCTTGAACGCTGAAATTGTTGCCCGTGGCGGTATGGCTAACACCTTGGCATTGCCTATCAAGCAGGCGCGCAAGATCAGTCAATTGGTATCAGCTCAGTATGACAGCGTACGCTTATCTGACTGGTCTGCTGATGAAGGCTCAATTCTTACCTTGCCTTCTGACTTGCCTCTGGTTGGCAACGTTAACCGCATTGTTATCGACACAAACCTATCTGATAGTGAAGCGATTATGTTTGACTCCAACATGATTAGCATTATCCCAATGGCTGCTGGTAACGCTGCAGACTCAGGCGCATGGCGCACTGTTGATGCAACGCAGAACGGTCAAGACGGTCAGCGCACTCGCATCATCGGTGACTTTGGTATGGAAATTCGCCAGTCTAAAACCCACATGGCGCGCCTGCACAATATCGGCTAACTAGGTGCCCCTTAAGTGGGGCTATCTTTGGAGGATTTATGATTTTCAAAAGTTATATTGGCAAGCGGGTGATGGGCAAAAACAAGGAGATTGTTTTTATCTCTGAGTTGTACGAAACGGAAGACGAAGCGGAAATTGCGGCTCTTAGTGGCGCGATGGATGTGGAAGCCGAAGATGACAAGCCCAAAAAGCCGAAGACAGAAAAGCAAAAAGAAGAAGCCCCCGAATAAGGGGCTTTTTTGTATCCGCCAATTGTGTGCTAAAATACTAAAAAATTTACTAGGGGTTTGTTATGGCGCTTGTTCAAGAAGATGGCACTGGTTTGGCCAATGCAAACACCTACGCGGATTATGCTTTTTATCATGCGTTTGTTACTGAGATGGGCTTGCAGCATAGCCACAGCGAAGAACAAACAGAACCTGCGCTCATTACAGCATCAAAGCGCTGGATTGACTGGCAGCATGAATTTGCAGGCGACAAGCTAACCGAAACGCAGGCGCTAGAGTTTCCACGCGATAACGATATAGGGCTTCCGCTTAAAATTAAACAGGCCGCAGCGTATGGCGCTTGGTTGCATCTTAATAACGCCTTGTTGGTAAATACCACGGCGCTCTCAACTGCTGGCGAGGTTATCAGCGAGAGCAAAACGCTTGACGTGCTTTCAGTCTCCAAAGATTACGCGGAAGGCAGCGCGCAAACTTATAGCCGTGTACTTCCTGCCGATCTGGAAAACCTTCTGCGCCCATATCTTAAATTATCAACAGGCTTTGGCCGTGTTGTGCGGGTGATGTAAATGGCTTTCGACTACGCACAAGCCGCCATTGACGCGAGCGAAATAATTGCAGAGTTTGGCGCGGCTGGCACAGTGTACTCGCCTGCAATTTCTGGCAATGATCCAGATACAGGCTTGCCAATGACTCCAATCGCACAGGTAACGCTAACCGGAATAATCACCCCCAAGCTTCGATATAAAAAAGATCAAATTGACGGGTCTAATGTCCTTGCTAGCGACTCGTTTGTATTTTTCGATACTGCAGGCGAGCCGCTTGTGGGAATGCTCACACAGATTAATAGCGAGTTACTGCGCGTTGTTGCAGTGGATTCGCTTAAGTCCGTTGGTGGGGTTAAGGTTTATCATAAATTACAATTGAGGGTTTAGTGATGGCAGTTAATATAGTTTTTCCTGAAAGCAAAGGTAATAATTTTCGCATAGGGATGGGGACAAAGATTTTTGATGCTGAGACTGGACACGAAATAAAAGACATAGCTAGCGCAAATATTTCTATAGAGCCTGATAACATTGTTTATGTGACTCTAAAAATACCGCTTAGCAACACATCTTTATTTTTTGGAAACTCAAAATCTCCACGCGAATACGATGAAGGCCACCCAAAAATTGAGCCTAAAGCATGAGTTTCGCCAGCGACCTCCGCAGATTCGCAAACCTTACAAGCCAGAAGATGGAAACAGTCGTCAAGGCTTCACTTGTTCGCATTTGTACGTCTGTTGTGGTCAAGTCGCCTGTGGATACTGGGCGCTTTAGATCAAACTGGCTCGCGGCTTACGGCACTGCTGACACTACGGTAAGTATGAGCGTTGACCCAAGCGGTCAGTCGTCAATTAATCGCTTAAAATTGTCTGTGCAGGGGCTAACATTCCGCGAGTATTTTTACTTTACGAATTCATTACCGTACGCAAAAGGCTTGGAGTACGGCAATTCAATGCAGGCGCCTAGCGGTATGGTTCGCGTATCGGTTGCGGCTTGGGAAAATATTCTTGCGGATGAAATTAGAAAGGTGGCGCGATGATCAACGAAAGAGCGGTTTCACAGGCATTATTGACGCAACTAAAAACCGTTATTGGCTTGCCGCACCTAGTTGTTGACGGTGGCACTGCTTACACGCCTAGCCCAACGGTTTCATACTGCAAAGAATACGATTTATCAGGCGATACATTTGGCCAAACCGTTGCTAATGATGGTGTGCAGCGTAAAGACGGTATCTATCAGGTCGATGTATTCACCCCCAAGAATGGCGGCAAATGGGCTGGGCTTGAAACATGCGCACTAATTCAAACAGCTTTTTCGCGCGGCCTTGTGCTCACTAATGACGGCCAGAAGGTTAAAATCAAAGACGCATCCCGCTCACCAGTTCGTTACGACAATACTCACCAGATTATTAGCATTTCTGTTGGGTATACCGCACTATCATAGCTTTCCTTTATTAACTTCTCTATTGTGATAAACTATTAGCCGGATGAGCGCTATTAATTTTATTTATCAATATTGAGGGTTTCAAAATGAGTGTGAATACTTCCCTAGGGATCACAATCGCAGTTACCACGTCTGCTCCAGCAACACTAGACGAGGCGGGTTACGAGGCATTAACTTATACCAACATTGGCGAAGTTGTTAATATTGGCGAGATTGGCCCATCTGCTCAGGTTGTTAATCATGACGCAATCGACAAGGGCTATACTCAAAAATTTAAAGGTCAGATTAACTACGGCGCTATGCCTTTGCAGCTTGGTCGCGACATTGAAGACGCTGGTCAAGTTATTCTTAAGGCTGGTGCCGATGGTGCCGCAAAATATACAGTTCACACTTGGAGAGTAACTCATCCGGTCGGACTGGTGCAGTATTTCCGTGGGATGGTTTTTAGCTATACCACAAACATTGGCGGTTCAAACTCTGTAGTTGGTGCTAATACAACAGTAGAATTGAATACGCCAGTTCTTGACGTTACAGCATAAGGGGGTTAAACATGGCTACTATTGCAGCTACAAGTGGTACTGGTTTGGTTGCGAGTTTATTGTCATTTTGATTTTTTGAACTGATGATATAAGCCCCGCTTAGGCGGGGTTTTTTATTTGCGGTGGATAAAAGTCAATATCGCCGCGCGTGAAAAATTTATCGGTTTTTACTGCAACATCTTGCACTGGCGTTATTTCGCCCTCGCCAACCTCTATCCAGTTGAGCTTTTCAAAGTCTTCCATTGTTGGGTTTTCTGGTAGCGGGTCTCTTGACATGTAGATCATTTCATCAGTCCTGCAATTAATAATTAAACATCAAACCACAAAAACGCAGCAACTAAAAGCTGCATTTATTTATACCGTTAGCCATTCACATAGTAAAAAGCTATAATCGACCAGACCCGCACCCACGCGCGTGGCGGGGACTCATCCACCCCAGCGGGTCAACCTTTTTGGATGCTACTTTGATGGAGTTCATAAAATGACTTTCGATTTATCACAATTCGACACAGCTACCCTTGCCGACAAAGGCGCGCCAATCAATATCGTTTCACCGTTGGGCGATGTTGTTATTGGTAACGATGGCAACCCAATCCAGTTTTTTGTTCTTGGCCAAGACTCTAAAAAATTCAAGGCTGATATTAGCGAGGCTCGCCGCCAAGCTATGGCGCAAACCAAAACCAACAACAAAAAAACCAAGTCGCCAGAAGAAGAAGAGGCCGAAGCTATTGTTCGAATTGCTGGCTACACTGTTCGCTGGACAAACAACTTTGACCTTGACGGTCAAAACTTCCATTTCAGTCATGAAAACGCCGTAAGGCTT